TTGTCCTCCTGTCATGCGGATCCCTCAACCCGCAATAGAAGACTAACGCCGTCACTAAACCATAGTCAAGTCATTGGGCTATATTTCTGACATTTTTTTTCCGTCAAACCGACGAATAGCCACAGGCAGGTTGTTCGCCACGATCCCGATCTTGTGCAACGGGGCAACTACCGCCAAAAGATCGTTGTCACTCTGGTCAAAATAGCCTGCCCCGACCAACTCAGCCAGAGACGGGAACACATCAGCGTGGCGGTCAACAGAACGGTCAATCGCATCATCTTGCTTACCGCCAAACGAAAAAACCACACGGGAATTGTCAGGCAAAACCACACCCTTCAACATCGTGACCTCTTTGGTGTAGGCGTAAAACAACACATCGGGAAACATGCGGGCAAGCGAAATCCACCGCCCCAAATACTCAGACGAAAAAAAATCTCCAGCGTCATGGATACGAACCGCTTTACCACCGCTATGTATCCAATCGGATAACCAAAGATCATCAGAATCAAAAGGCAGATCGTGAGCCTTGCCCGTTGGTCGCATTCGCTTATGAGCGATCTCTCCAGCCATTTGCTCCTGCCAAGCATCACCGCCATACAACACATACTCCAAGTTCAGAATGTGTCTTGCCCGAACATTGCCAAAAAGGTAAGTCCCCATCTTCGCATAACACACACGACCACATGCCCCAGCATTAGGACAAGTATTGAAACGCTCCCCATTGCTCAGTTTCACAACATGAGCGGGAAGCGTCCAATTCCAAACACCAACACGGCGAAGTTCACTATTTTGAGTCAACAACTTTTTCGTTGAAAGATCCGACCACATTAGAACGGCTGTTCAGCCTCAGATTCAACAACACGAGCCTGTTCTGGAGCCTTAGCCGACTTCAAAGGCTTCAAACTATGCCCAAGATCCTCAACGGCGATTTCCCAAACCTTGCGCTTCTCACCATTGGACTCAAACTCGCGGCAAGCCATACGACCGACAACGATCACACGGTCACCCTTATTCACATCTGCGACCGCTTCAGCCAGTTCAGCCCAAGCCACACAGGTAAAGAAAGTCCCTTCAGATTTCCACTCACCAGCGGACTGAAACCGACGATTGACACCAACACGGAAAGTTGCTTGAGCAACCCCGCTCGGAGTGAATCGCACTTCAGGTTGGGCAACCATGTTCCCTACAATGGTTAAATTATTCACTTGGCAGTCTCCTCTACTGGATGCTTACGCAAATCTGCATACAACGCTTGATCCGACACTCCAGCCGAATTAGCAATTTTCCGATACGGCACACGAAACGACCGCAACTGCCGAACAATCCGCCGACGCTGATCGTTCAACATGCTGATCGCCAACTGATGATCTCGCATCTGGTCAGTCAATAAACCGCACTGCCTCAACAAGTCATCTTCATTTTCGGCTTTCACACCAATATTTACAGTTCCGAATTCCACTAAAGGCTCCTCTCGTTGAGCAGACTTTAGCGTGTCGCTGACACTTTCGTAACCCTCAATGACCTCATCACCCACAATAATTCCTTCTCCTCTTCACGACCCCGTGGAGTCAACCTTGACAAATACTTCAACAAAATTTCAACCTGCTCTTGCGACATGATCTCTCCATTTAGACGGATCACGATCCTGCCACAAAAAACTTAAACCACAACCTCAACACCGATCAACATTTCCTATCCCCCCATTGTCAACTCCAGTGGTGCAGTCAAAACCAAATGGGTCTGCTTCAAAGCAATCGCATCATACGCCTTCACGAAAGACCTCCTAATCGCCTCAGGTTGCGTTGACATGCAAATATCACGCCAACCCACCTGCAACACCGCCTCACGCACGAGAGGCGAAAATTCGGGGTAACCAGCGTAACCATGATCGTTGATAGCACCCAGAATCTCAACCCAAGCCTCATCCGCCGACATGGGCAACATGCCCATCGCATCCAAAGTCGCTTTACGAATCAAAGCAATCGTCGGGAACCACTCAGAAGTCATCAACAACTTCTCAACAGCAACCTTCACATCCTCAAACGGCAGATCGTGCAATGCACGATGCCAAACCTCAACCGTTTCCCGACTCATCTTCACACTCGGAAAACCAGCCACCAACACACCCACGATGCTTGCCGTTTCAGTCCTAATCACAATTCCTCCTTCAAAAATTCCTCAATACCAGAAAACCGACTACTGCGATCAGTCTTTCGCATCTGCAAAATCAACCGATCAAAATGCTTCCTCAACTTCACAGGCGACCCAACATTCACCGACCAAAAACTGTCAGACGGCAACCACCTCAAAACCTCCTCAACCAAACCAGCATCACGACCATCAAGTCGCATCATCCGATCCATCTCATCAACCCAAGCCTTCGTCACCTTCGGTCTTTTCACACCAGAACTCAACGAAGCCCACGAGTCCGCTAACAACTCACAAAGCGATTCTGCACAAGATATTTCTATGGATGGTTCTATGGATGGTTCTATGGATGTATAGGGTGACATGGGTGTCACCTCGTGAGTGCCCTGTATGTCACCTCGTGAGTCCCCCAGTGTCACCTCGTGACGCACAGATGTCACCCCGTGACCACCACGAGATGACGCTGATGACACCCCGATAATCTGATACCGATTAGGGCGACGATCACTCCGCCAATCCACACCACCACCCAAACGATCCTCCACAATCAGAAAACCTTCATCGCATAACTGACGAATCACCCGTTGAGTTTGACGCTCCGAAATAGAAGCCCGACGAGCAATACGAGCCACGCTAGGGTACGCGTTCCCACCATCATCATCGGCATGATCCGCAATGACCAAAAGAACTAACTTCTCAGATGGTGGCAGGTCAAGTTCCCAAATGGACGACATGACCCTGATACTCACTCTTTGGGATCCTTAACCAGTTCACGGAGAGCCATAATGACTTTGACCCGATCCTCCGCAGTCAAATCCAACGACGAAGCAATTTCACGGTCAATCACCATTGAGCAATACTCCCGCATTTCCTCTTTGGAAGCGATGCCCGCCTGTTTTGCCAACTCAGCAATCGCATGGATGCTTGCCTCATTCTTTTCCGTTTGTTCAACAATCACCTGCTTAGGTGCAACCCATTCCTGTGGCTCATCACCAGACGGCTTGGGAGCAACAACCTTGGCAGTTGGCTTTGGTGTAACTGCACGAGCAGGAGCCTCAGAACGATTCCGAACCTCGTCAATCGTGGCAACCTTCTTCGCATCCGCCGCCAAAACAGCAACGATCGCGCGTCCCCAAGCCGAAGTCTCACAAACCATCAATTCGGATAGGCGAGTGAAACTCGTGGCACCGGGAACTGGCTCCCAAGCACTGCCAATACCCGGTCGCTGATCGTCGGGAGTACGGTAAGCGGAGGCAAAATAGACAATGAAAGTCTTCTCCCCGACCGTCACAATCTCGTAAGGCTTCTCCAGATTCATTGGTTGCAACGAACCCTCTGGGTACTTCTCACGGAAGATACGGATACGCTCCGCAACCTCCACATAGTCTTTCATCATGTCTGCCATATTTCCTCCTCGTTAGGCTTGACGAGATACTACACGATGGTTAAGTCAAAGATTCGCACTCACAAAATTAAATAGGGAAAAATTTCCTTGCCGTCTCATACGACAACTCCCAAATATCGTGCTGACCTTCAACCAAATGTTCAGACGGCACATTAGACGGAACCCAATCAACGCCCGTCCACTTTTCCTCAACAATGTCAGAACCCGAAACATCAAAACGATACAGCGTGTTCGGTCGCCCATCAAGATCACTCGCAAAATATCTCACATCAACGCCCAATCAGGTTTCTGAAGAACCAAAGTTCCAAGTGTTAACAATACGGAATAGCCTAACGGACGAGGCGTTAACTTGGCTACATCAACCATTTTTTTCCAAGCACTCATCCGAGTGAGCATCGGTGTAGAAGGATCACGATAAATCTCATACAACGGATGATTCAGTTCCTTGGCTTTCTTCGCCGCAGGAGTCAACATCTGCAACTCAGTAGTAACCCCATCTTTAGACAACTTTAAAGTCATCGCATCAAAAGGATCGCCCGTCTGCCAAAAGTTTTTGTTACGAATCTTGTATCCACTGGACTCAAAATCCTTAATAATCTGCTGAGCCGCACCCAAATAGTTATCATCATCAATCACCATTGTGTAACGAATCGCATCTGAGATACCTTCAGCAGACTTAACAAAATCACCGTCATGTTCAGCCATACCCTCATTATGGATCTTGCGAGCAAGACTACCTGTCGCCTTCAAACGATGTTTAAGGTCAGGCGTTTCGGCACCAGTCTTTTGAGCAACCGCCAAAATCATGTTTGTAACTTCAGGTTCAAGAAGCACCGATTTGGCACGAAGTTCTCTAGCCAGACGAATGCTTTCCTCACCATACTTAGGATCAGGTTCAGTATCTGGCGTAGGAGGAGGGGGAAACGGCTCTCCAACAGCCACAGCAGGTTTCGCATTGGGGTAAGCGGTGATTACATCGTCAACAGGAATATGGGTCTTCCAACGCTGTAATGCCGCATAACGACCAGCCTCAGAACGAGAACCAAACTCCGCCTTAGCCAAAATCCGTTGAGCCGAAACCGACACACCAGAAACACCACCAACATATTCGCACTCAGCAACCACATCAGACCACTCACTATCGGAACAAAATCCGAGAGCAAACGGCTCCAACATTTTTAAAACTGATTCCAAACCTTGTCGCATGACTGTTTCCTTTAAATAGTGAGAGAGATTATTTCAACCAAGCAGACAACTCTGCTTTTAACGCTCTTTTAACCGAGCGGACAACTCAAACTTTAACGCTCTGCCTTGCGCGCCAAAAAATTTGATATTGCTCATGGTGTAAGCAACAATGGATTTGCCAGAGTCCATGCCGTACATGTCTTTAACACTTGACAAAAAACTTAAAGCATCCATGTAAGGCTTTGCAGACTCTGGAACTTTTTTGCGTGCCGCCCGATGCATTTTTACGATCTCGCCTTGCAACTGGTAAAGAGTCGCCGCTTTTAATTCCATCGCATATTTAGCCCCTTTGTAAGCAGGATGATTTACAAGGTCTACGCCTTTAATTCCAGTCCTAGTTGTTTGCACCATTCCGTAAGTGTCTTGCGGGGTTGTAAAGTTACCGTCAAAAGGTGTGCCGTCATCTTTTATACCAGAACCACGAGGTTCCGCGCTTGATCTCACCCTGCCTAAACCGATGTCACCACTTGTTTCACTGTCTGGTCCTATTGGACCTCCGTACTTTGCTTCGTGTTCCGCACGACTCATCGGAGTCTGACGATTTTCTCTGGCGTATTGGGCATAAGCGGCGTAACGAGGATTTGGAGGTCTAACAGTTTCTAGAGTTTCACCACCACTTGTTTCAACGGTATCTCTGCCAACAAACTCTCGTATTTGACCGGGCGTAAAACCTCGTGTACCCAACAATTTGCGAGCAAATTGCTTAGTAGCATTGTCCGCTTTACCAGTCATAATCCCATAAATAACATCGGCACCGATAGAAGTCTGGCGCAACGCATCTGACATAATTTTTCTTGCTTGCTCTCGTTGTCTAGGACTCTTAAAAACGCCACTTTCTGGTGTCGCGTCCGTTGGTTGATTTGAAATATCAATATGGCGAGACTCACCCAACGCATTACGGGTATAACCACCAGACTCAGAAGTTGTCTTAACATGCCCCTTCCAACGCTGTTGAGCCGCATACTTACCAGCCTCAGACCGAGACATAGCCTTCTCCAAAATCACCTTAGCCGACTTAGAAACACGACGAACATTCCCAGCCCTCTCGCATTCAGCGACAACGATCGCCCAATCCGACTCCGAACAAAACGCCAAAGCGTCCTGCTCCAAAGCCTTCAACACATTTTCCAATGACTTGTTCACTCTGTACCTTCCGTTGAAGAATCAAAATTAGCCTTTACAACACGCAACCACTCAGGCTTCACAACCAAATCCTGCGACCCATCAGGATTACCCAACTGGTCATAAACAGCACCACTAAAACCATACTCATCCCAAAAAGACTTAGATTCCTCAGACGGCGTAACCCGAAAAGTAGTACGCCCACCCTTCACACCCTTCTTAATAATTGACCCCAACAAAGCCGAACCAGCACCCTTCAACACCCCAGTAGAACTCAAATGCCGAATCTCCACCGTCGCATCATTCGGACGAACCGTAACCGCAACCGCCGCAATATTGCGACCAACACGAACCACATGAAGCATCGCCGAAGGATCCTTACGAGCCTCCTGCCACGACTTCTGAGCATGCACATTCAACTCGTAATCCCGACGATTCATACGAGCCTCACTAAAAGTTCGCTCCACCATCATCATCGCACCACGCAAAACAGCATCGCTCTCGTTCAAACCCAAGTGAGAAACACTGCCACCCTTAGCCAACATGTTGTCAGTAGCACGATTCAAACGGTCAGGCAACGAAACAGTGTTTGCACCAGCGGGCAAAGCCATACCAGAATGAGTACGCCATCGCATCTCAGCGGCGTAACGACCCGCCTCAGACGGCGACATCTTCTTCTCTAACTCAGTCAGGTCAAAATCCACAACCGTATGCTAGTCAACATCGTCTTGAACGGTGTTTAGTGGGAAGTCATCCTGTTCCTCACCCAAACCACCACACACAGGACAATGCTTACTACCCCGCCAATCAAGATCGCATTCCCAACAGTAATAGTCACGCAACTAAATCAGTGATCTTACGGATCATCCCTTTAGGAATCACAATCACACCAGCACAAGTCTCACCATCAGGATCATGCGTATGAGCAACAGCCACACCCCACTTAGACTCAGAAACAATGAACCCAATAGTCGTCATAGGACGAGTTTCAGGCGGAGCCAACGGCAACTCGTGCCAATCATCTGGCAACGAATAAGCGTCATCCCACAGAATCTTTACGAGCCTCATACTGCTTCCCTCTGTAGACAGCCCGCCCATGAAAGATAGGAACAATTTCCACATGATAAAACCCATCGTCGCATTCCTCCACGACCGCTATTCCTTGTTGCCATGCTTCCCATCTGACCACAGGTACACCCCTCTCGTCAACAGCCGACTTGGTGCTGGGAACACCACCATCAATCCGACACAGACAACCCGGCGAGAACGCCAAAACTGTTTCTGGCTCACCCCGAACCTCATAGGTCATCGCATGCATTGCTTGACGGTGAATGTGCCCCTGAACGAACGATTGGCGTTCCTCACGGGCAACCTTGGAGATGTCTAGTTTCTCACCATGAATGGCGTATAGGGGGGTTTGACCATATCCGCCTTTAGCGATCTGGATCCGACCAGCGGGATACCCAGACACATACGACACACCCAACTCTTCCAACCGCAACAAATACTGAAGCGACAACACAGGCAACTCATTCGGCAAACCAGCCCTACGCAACCGCAAAGCCGCCATAGCGTTCTTAGCCACATGCTTACCCAGCCGATCATCATGGTTGCCAGCCAACAAACTAATCGTCGCATCAGGAGCAATAGCCCTCTGTTGAGCCAAAAACAGGTGGGCACGATCAACAGAAGGCTGAGTCGTCAACACAAACTCTGGCAAAACCAAAAACTTAGACGACCACTCAGGAAGATCCAAAAAGTCACCCAAGTTCACAATGGCATCTGGACGGACAGAACGACAAATCTGCAACGCCACATCCATCGCATCCTCATCATGCATCGTCAACATCTCACCAGAATCCAGACGGCGGTAACCAATCTGAGGATCAGGCAAAATGACAGTCAACTTGCTAGTCCGCTTACTGGACTGAATCTTGACAGGGCGAACCACCGTAGGCGCGGCAGGCTGAACCACAGGATATTCAGGAGCGTCACCCCACTTAGGCGACAAAACGATGCCATGCATATCAACCGTGTGCGCTTCACCGTTCTCATCCTTATAGAACCCCTGATACACATTGACCCGTTGAACATTGCCAATCTCATCAATATCAATACCAGACCGCTCCAACAACTCAGCCAAAGCACCAAGACGCTCTCGCATCGGCTTCGGCGGATTAGTTAACGCCTCAGAAAGATCACTCACAAGCACACGCCTTCCGTATATGTCGTTGAACCGTATGAAGAGAAACCGAATGCCCATGCTCTTTAAGAACACCAGACAACCAAACAGCCGTATGCCCTTGAGCCGTAGCCCGCAAACGATCGTTTCGCATCCCGTCAATAATGACAGCAACCTGATCCCACTCAGCAGGATCCAAACTTGCTTTCAACAAAGCAACACCACACCGAGAAATTTTTGTAGTCCCAGCCTGATTCAACTTCTTCAAAAGTTCGCTCATCGTTACCTCCGCAGTGAACGCTACCCCAATAGTGGTATTCGCATCACCACAGTAACAAAACCCTACTTGTCTTTGTGAGCATGCC